TGTTAGAAGATGGTCGAGAAGTTACTAGTGACTTGTGGATGGACTGTACAGGCTTGGGCAGGTTGCTGATTGGCAAACTAACAGATGAGTTTATCCAAACACCTGCTAACAAAATGAACAGTGCTTGGGTGTGTCCTATCAGTTACAAAGACAAAGATGCAGAATATGTAAACTACACAAGAAGCATTAGACAAGACATGGGTTGGCAGTTCCAAATATGTTTAGATGCAAGAATAGGCACAGGCATTATCTACAGTGACGAATACTTCAGTGATGACGAAGCAAGAGATTGGTTGTTGGAACAAGTTGAAGGCAGAAATCTGCGTCCACCTAAACAACTAAAATGGAAGCCAGGTAGATTGGCAAAACCAAATGTTGGAAACTGTTTTGCTATTGGTATGTCTGCAAGTTTTGTTGATCCATTAGAAGCAAACGCAGTGGTTAGTATCATTGCCAGCATTAAAAACATTGCGTGGATGTTGCAACGTGGATATGATAAAAACTATTACAACGAAAAAATGAATCATTACTTCCAAGACATAGCAGATTATCTTGCTGTGCATTACACACTGTCACCTAAGGGCGACAATCATTTTTGGAATGACATGAGACGACTAGGTGAAGAACTTAATCACAAAGAACTTGTGAAACAAAAATATTATGACAAGGCAAACTGCATGGACGGTGTAATAGGATACCGTACAGCGTTTCCAGATGTAAACTGGATTGATATTGCAAACAACTGGATGAGCAAAGAAGACTTGAGCAGTTGGCCAGTAAAGTCAACACCAGAACAACAACAAGAATACATTGCAAAGATGCGTAGTGAAAAATCTACACACGAAAGTCAAGCAAATAAAAATAAAAAATCGATTGACAAGTTCATGCAGATGTATAACAATGTACAAGAACACGACAAAGGCTTAAACAAATGGCCCTTGGACTACTTCAGTAAAATGTTTAGTCGTGAGGGTTGGCAATCACACGTAGGCAAACCAAAAACGGAATCTCAAATTTAATCCAACGGTAAACATATTATGAGTTGGATGTACAAAGGCAAAACTGTAGAATCAATACCTGACGAATACGAAGGCTTTGTATATCTGATCACAAACAAAAAGACAAAACAAAAATACGTAGGCAAGAAGTTAGCAAAATTTAAAACAACCAAGCCACCATTAAAAGGCAAAAAGAACAAGCGTCGAGGCTACAAAGAAAGCGATTGGCGTGAATACTGGGGAAGTTCAGATAGACTGAACGAAGATGTAAAAACACTAGGCGAAAAAAACTTTACTCGTGAAATACTTTACTACTGCAAAAGCAGAGCAGAGATGAGTTACATTGAAGCACGAGAACAGTTTGATAGGCGAGTATTAGAAACAGACGAATACTACAACGGCATCATCAATGTAAGAGTTGGTGGTTCAAACAAACTACGCCAGGCACTACTAGAACACAAATAGGCTATATAACGAGCTCTGAAAAAAATCCAAGATCCAGCCGAGGTAATGCTCGTAGCCGGTGGTGTGGTATGCTCGCGTGAAGAAACATACGATAGGTTTTAAAGGATTGTGGCTCTGAGAAAAAGCAACCACAGGGTAAGTGTTTTCGCTTGTTAGGGAACGACTGCCTTCCGTTGATATGACGAAGCTAGAGTAGGAGGATACAGGTCAACCGCCTCCGACAATGTAAATTGAATCTCTTTTGACAAGATGGCTGAAGCGACTCGAATAATGCTCAAAAGCTACCTTCGCCCGGCAACGGGCGAATTATGACTTCACAATCTGAATAATACTAAAAGCATATGCTTTGCATATGCCTTATTAATATTGTTATCAAGAACAAATAGTTCGTGTTGAGTGTAACGAAAACACAGTTGAACGTAGTTCAACTTTTAATAACTAAATACATTATACAGCTGGAACACTTGTGAATGAAATTATCTGACTTAATCTTTGAAACGCAAATATTATTGGAAGAAGAAACATTTGTAGTAAGAAAAACACCTAATGGAAAGAAATGGGGTGTTTACAATACTACATCTGGTACTAGTGTATATGTGAGCAGTCATAAATCAGAAGGTGCTGCTGAAAGAGCAGCTGAAAAATTAAGAAATCCAACTCCGCCTAAGCCTAAAGATACCAACACTACAAAAAAAAGCGAAACAAAATCTAAAACCAAAGCACCTGCTACTCCAGATACAAAAAATATAAAATTTAAGTCTGGTTTATCAATGGTAGGTGATAAGTTTTACTATTATTTGCCTGATGAAAAAAATGCTGTAATACTTAAAACCAAGAAAGATGCAAAAATATTTCAAGCACTTGTTGATGAATTAGTAGATGAAGGAAAAACACCTGCTCAAATTACAAAATTAACCAATGCAACTAATATTAGTAATACACTAGCTGCAAAAGATTTATCTCTAGACAAAATTCCATCACGGGTTGAAATAAAAACTAGATCGTTTACAGGTAAAACTATACAAGAATTTAAAAACTTTTTTGAAAAAGGCAATGCTACTAATACAAAGATTGCAAACTTTGTTAATAAAAGCAAGATTATGAGATTTTTTATAGGAGCGATACAAAAACTTGGACCGTTGTCGGCTCCGTTTGGATTATTCTTTGGTGCAATGATGGCTATTGGAGAAATTGAAGCTGAAATTGCAAGTGGACAAGGTAATGAGAAAGAACTTAATACAGAAGCTGATATAATTCGTGGACAATTATTAATTTTATTGGTTGCAGGTATTATTCCTTATTTAAGAGTTGCACGATATGTATCAATTATTCTAAACATACTAAAAACTGCAATACGATTAGGCGCAGTTACAGTAGCAGGAACAGCAACAGTTGTAACTGGAGGAGCAGCAGCACCCGTAGCAGGAGCAGGCATTGGCTTAACTTTTATAATCACTGAAGCAATATCTTGGGCAGCAATTTTAGTATTGTCAATGCCTCAAACACATAGAGCTATAGCTCAAGTGATAGCAGGCACTGTGTTAGGTGAATATCTTGGTAACGTAGGTGCATTTGTAAACGATGTATTGGGAGATTTAGATCAGCAGTTTGATGGAAAGTTTGGCACAGGATTTTTGAAAGATGCACTCACTACTGAAAAGAAAACTATCGGCGGTGTATCTGGAGAGTATTATGGAAACAGTGAATGGGCAAAAAATGTTTTTGGTGCATTGTTGTTTCCGGAAGGTGAAGACACTAGACTGGTTCCGTATATCAGTGAACAAAAAAGAGAAGATTTATTAAAAGCTGCTCTAAGTATAGAAGATGTTCCCGAAATGCCAAATTCACAAGAACCCGAGCCAAGTGTGAACAGTGGCGCCCCGGGATTTAGACCAGGACAATAATTAAAGCAGTGGTAATTTACTGTTTTTAGTATTTTCTATATTATCCTTTATGATTTTACTCATAATTTCATGATCTTCTAAATCTGTATCATAAAGTAGTTGCTCAATGGTTACGCCACCACGCATATACCAAGACAAACGATAACAACCTTCTTTGATACTTTTAATTTCATTTTCCATTTCATCGGCTAGCGAAATAATCGCTGTATCATCTAACTTCGCTAGCCTGTAACGAAAAAATCCGATGTATCTAAACTTACTCTAAGTTTGTCTTTGTGATTGCATTTATCGCATTCAATGTCTTCTGTTGGTAAACTCCAGTTTGTAATGTTGCTTTCGATAACACTTTTTACATGATGAAAAAACTTTACGTCTTGACCAGATGCTAAAAAGTTTACAATTTCTTGAGGATCTGTTTCAATTTCACCGTCAACTTCTATGCTCTTGACTTGATTAATAATACTCATAATTGTCAATTCATTTATTTGTGCAATAATACTTTCAATAGCTTCTTCTTTTTTTGCTTCATCTTCAATCAAAGGAATTTGTAAGTTTAATGCCCTTTGAAAACTAGTTTGTTTCTTTTGTACTTCTGTCCATTGTCTATAAGTCAAAGGTTGCAGTTTTACAATAAAATTTTCATATTCAACAGTATCATTATAGGTTTTTGTAACATAATAATCTAAATATTTTTGCAAATCAATTTCATATGCATTATCTTCACTGCATTTTTTACAAACAGTGTTTACAGTCATTTGTTGTCCATATGTAGCTATTCTTATAGCAATCAAAATGCTATCAATATCAACTGTCCTAATATTCCAAGGATCAAGAATACTAGGAATACAACTTTTCATGTTATTAGCAGTGGCTTCGCCATTGACTAACGCATCAGGTGTTTTAAAAGCTATTTCATCATTGGCTGTCATACTAAAAACTGCCAAAGACGTTGATGTACCATCTGCAATTATATTTTCATTGTACCATTTTCCATTACTAGGTAAATCAATGTACAACTTAGGTTGTCGCTGAAATTTCTGCAAAGGACTTTTTTTGTTTTCCATGAGGTTTTCCTATTAGGTAAATACTATAGCATATTTATTTAATCATTAAGTAGGAGTTTTATTTTTGGCAGAAGAAAGTAGAGCAGCAAGTTTATTCGGCTCAAGTCTAGATACATTAACCAAAGCCTTAGGTGGAACCGCAAAAACCGCTATAGGTTTAGGTGGAGCCCTACTTACTGGACAACAACAACTTAGTGCATACAGTGGTGCATTAGCAGAAAACACTGATGCTTTTGGCAAACTAGGCGGAGCACTTGGTAAAGTTGTAAATGGTTTAACACAATTTGCTGAAGCAAGCCTAGCAGAATATCAAGCTCTCACAGGCATCGGTGCTACGTTTGGCAAAGAAATAAAAGATATCAAAGTAGCTGCTGCTGAATTAGGAATGACAGTTGAAGATATGACTGGCTTCCTAAGAGAAAATGCAAAAGGTTTAAGAGCATTTGGTGGTACTACTGACGAAGCTATGGCACGTTTCAAAGCTCTAAGTAACACTGTATTAGACAGTGCTGAACTTGGAATGGAACTACGTAGATTAGGATACACTACTAAAGATATCAACGAAGGACTTGCTTTGTTTGGCGAAATTACACGAGCCAATGCTAACGAAGAAAGACAAACATTAGCACAGCAAGCAGTCAGTGCAAAAGCTCTAATGGTAGAATTAGATGGATTATCTAAATTAACTGGAAAACAAAGACAAGAACTTGCTGATGAAATGAGAGCAAGAAGACGTCAAGGTGATATTAATGCATTCTTAATGGGCAAGAACGCTGATGAACAAGCTGCATTTACTGCACAACTTACAGAACTACAAGCAAAACTAGGACAAGATGCTGCTGATGCATTTGTTGATATTGCATTAAGAGGTGCTCCTACCACAGAAGGTGCTCGCAATGCTATGCTCGCTATGGGAGACGGCGCTGATGAATTATACAATGCGGCTGCTCAATTCAACAGAGGCGATATTACAGCATTCCAAGAGAGTTTACGCACTGCAACTGGATTAGCAGTAGACTTTCAAGACACTGAAGAATTTAGGAACACTGCTATTTTAGGAAGTGTGACTGGTGTTTCTGATGCTTTTGCTAAAGCCAGTGGCGCAGCAATCGATTACAAAAATTCAATTGATTCTACTAAAGACGACACAATGACTGCTCAACAAGCAGAAAAAGAAATACGTGCTCAAATTCAAGAACAACAACTTACTCAAATGGAGCAAGTAACTGGTGTGTTTGATGAAACAATGAAAGTGCAAGAAAATCTGCGTAAATTAACATCGCAGGTTATGGAAGAAACTATTCCACACATTGAAAATGTTGCTATTGCAGGTTTGGAAAAAATGCAAGCTGCAATGCCTTCTGCTAAAGAAATTGCAGATGGTATTACTACTGGTGTGAATAATTTATTTAATGCAGCTGATCGCACTGATGCACTTGCAGAAGCACAAACTGAAACTACTCGTAGTATAGACCAACTAGGTCCAAAAGTGGAAAGTGGAATACGAGAAAGTGCTGAAGAAACACAAGAAAAAACAGAAGAAGAATTAAAAAAATCAACAGAAAAAACTGTTAGCTCTATATCAACAGCAGAAGACAGATTAGCTAAAGCAAATGCTAAGGTAGCAGAACTTACAAGTCAAGGCTTTGACGACATGGATCCTCCAATGCGAGCAGCAAAAGAAGCAGCAGAAAAAGCTGCTTTAGCAGTTGAAAGATTAGCCGAAGCTCAAGAATTTACTATGACCAAAATTGATGCGTACAATAGAGCAAGAGCAGGCATGGGTACATTCAGTGGTGGATTTGCAGATGGTGGTAATATTCCTGCTGGAGGTTTTGGAATGGTAGGAGAAGCAGGTCCAGAATTTGTCACAGGTCCTGCAAATATAATGAGTGCAAAAAATAGTATGGGTGCAATGCAAACACTTATGAAAAGCATAAGAACATTAGATACAAATGTTCAAGAAGTAAGTTCTAATATGGAAAATAACATAAGTACTAGTAGCGAACCTAATATGTATAATATGGAAAGCAATAAAAAATTAGACACAATGATTAGTCTTTTAGGTCAACTAATACAAGTTGAAAACATGGCAGTCGGAACACAACGACAAACAATGAAAGCCACTAAAGGATTAACTGGGAATATGTTGAGAGGTGTATAAATGAGTTGGAAGAAATATTTTACTCCAGTTCCAACTGCGGATAATAGAAATGGTGGATATTCACCATTTAGTTTAAAAGGTAACAACGGCGTTGGCCCTGCTGCTGCTAACTATTCCTCACACCTTCCAGACGTATATGTTGGATCACCTAATCGTATTGAACGTTACAATCAATACAACACAATGGACAGTGATTCAGAAGTTAATGCTGCACTAGATATACTTGCAGAATTTTGCACACAAAAAAATAAATCAAACGATACACATTTTAAATTAGATTTTAAAGGCAATCCTACTAACAGTGAAATACAGGTTATTGGACAATATTTGCAGCAGTGGTGCAAACTAAACAAGTTTGAAACACGTATGTTTAGAACTATCCGCAATGCATTCAAATATGGCGATCAATTCTTTATCCGTGATCCAGAAACACAAAAATTGTTCCATGTAGATCCTAGCCAAGTTACAAAAATTATTGTAAACGAAAGCGAAGGCAAAAAGCCTGAGCAGTATGTTGTTAAAAATCTAAACTTTGCATTTGAAGCATTAGAAGCAACACCGCTTAACACACAAAACAGTTACGGTCCAGGTGGCACCAACGGTTATCAGCAAGTTAAACAACAAGGTATGACTGGTGGCAATCATACACCAAGTGGTAACACCAGTAGATTTGCACAAGAACACGACGAAACTTATGTAGATGCTAATCACGTATTGCATTTGAGCATGAGTGAAGGACTTGATCAAAACTATCCATTTGGTAACAGCCTACTAGAAAGTATTTTTAAAGTATACAAGCAAAAAGAATTATTAGAAGATGCGATTATTATCTATCGTGTCCAACGTGCGCCAGAGCGCAGAGTATTCTACGTTGATGTGGGCAATATGCCTTCACACCTTGCTATGCAGTTTGTGGAGCGTGTAAAAACGGAAATACATCAAAGACGAATCCCATCCAAGACAGGTGGTGGCACAAATGTTATAGACAGTTCATATAATCCACTGTCAATCAACGAAGATTACTTCTTTCCACAAACTGCTGAAGGGCGTGGATCAAAAGTTGAGACTCTACCAGGCGGTACTAACCTAGGAGAGATTGATGACCTTAGATACTTTACTAATAAGTTGGTACGCGGCTTACGTATCCCAAGTTCGTACTTACCAACTGGAGCAGATGACGGCGCTTCACAGTATAATGATGGACGTGTGGGTACTGCCTATATACAAGAACTACGCTTCAACAAATATTGCGAACGTTTGCAATCCATGGTTGAAGAAGACTTCAACAAAGAGTTCAAACTATTCTTACAAAGCAAAGGCGCAAACATAGACTTTAGTATGTTTGATTTGAGGCTAACACCTCCACAAAACTTTGCAGCATACAGACAAGCAGAACTTGATAACAATCGTATTAGTACATTTACAAGTATGGCAGCAGTGCCTTATATTTCAAATAGATTTGCATTACAGAGGTTCTTAGGACTTAGCGAAGAAGAGATTGCAGAGAATGAACGTTTATGGCAAGAAGAAAATGATGAAAACTTAACAGATCTAGTTACAGACGATATGGCAGGAGAAATGCGAGGCGCAGGACTTAGTGGTGCTGACCTTGCAGGCGACTTAGGTGGTATTGAAACTGATCTAGGTGGCGATGCTGGCGGCATTGATGGCGGCACAGGCGAAGGTGTAGATACAAACACAGAAGACGACCTCGGCGACCTCGGCGGCGGTGGAGAAGAAACAGCACAAACTATATAAATAATAATATGATACTAAGAGAACTATATTACTTTAACAAAGAAACAATGGAACCGGAAGAGGATAAAACATACGATCCTGAAAACGATACCGATGTGATTAAAGTTGATGATGAACGTAAAAGTCGTTTGACTCTTAAAGATATCAACAGAGCCCGCAAAGCAAGCGATGCCCATAGAGACCAAAAAGCCAAAGATTTGAATTATATTAGACAAATGTACGGATTAGCAGCACAGGCAGCACTTGGCGGAGTTTAATGGCAAACAGAACAGCGTTTGTACTAGGTAATGGTACTAGTCGCAAAGAAATCAATAATCAAAAATTAAAAAATTATGGTGTAGTATATGGCTGCAATGCTTTGTACAGAGAGTTTGCACCTGATCATTTAGTTTGTGTAGATACAAAAATGATTACCGAAATAAATGATGTACAGTATCAACACAAACATAATGTATGGAGCAATAGAAATAAACTTACAGAACGTACACCTAATGTTAAATTAATGGATCCAAACAAAGGTTGGAGTAGTGGACCTACTGCATTATTACTTGCTAGTCAGCACGGTTATAAGACAATTTATATTTTAGGATTTGATTATGTAGGCATTGGTGAAAATAAAGAATTTGTAAACAACATATATGCAGGTAGTAAAAATTACAAAGGAACCAAAGACAGAGCAACATATTATGGAAACTGGCAAAGACAAACTATGATGTGTATAAATCAGTTTCCAAGGACTAAATACTATCGAATACAAAAGTCAAAGAACGATTACGTTCCAGACCATCTTAAAGATTTATCTAATTTATCGCATATCACAGTAGAAGATTTTGCGAAAAAGTTCCAGTAAACTATAAAATGGGCCGTTTTGACCCCATTTTACACGTATATTTTCAAAAAAGTGTAAATATAATAGACAGCCTTGACAATAAAGGAGAATGACATGACTGATCGCAACAAGTTTGAAGAAATGCTTGAGCGCCTCGTCAACGAAGACAGAGAAGGTGCAGAAGCATTGTTCCACGAAATCGTGGTAGAAAAATCAAGAGATATTTACGAATCACTACTTGAAGATGAAGAAGAAGTAGAAGAAACAACTGATGAAGAAGTTGATGAAGCTACAGATGAAGAAGTAGATGAATCAGAAGAAGATCTAGACGAAGCAACAGATGAAGAAGTAGACGAAGCAACTGACGAAGAAGTTGACGAAGCTGCTGATGAAGATCTAGATGAAGCAGACGAAGAAGTTGACGAAAACTTTTTTGGTGACGAAGTCGCAGTAGAAGGTGACCCAGTAGACGATATGATGGGTGACGTAGAAGATCCAGATATGGCAATGGAACCAGAAATGGGTGACGACGATATGGGTATGGGCGACGAAGAAGGCGATGTAGAAGATCGTGTTGCAGACCTAGAAGACGAACTAGAAGCTCTAAAAGCAGAATTTGAAGCTATGATGGGCGACGAAGAGCCAGGTGATGAAGAGCCAGCTGATGATATGCCAATGGATATGGATTCAGAAGAAGGTGACGACGAAGAAGCTGAAGAAGAAGCAATTGCTTTCGAAGACGAAGAAGTAGAAGAAGCAGCTGACGAAGAAGTAGAAGAGTCAAAAGCACCAAAGTCACAAACAGAAATTATGCGTGAATACACAGATAAAGTCACCGGCGGCGGCTTAGATGCTTCTAAAATTGGCGGAGACAATGGTGCGAATGCAAAATCAGTAGTTGCAGGTAAAAACGATATGGGCGGAACATCTGCAAATATCGCAAAAGGTGGAGACGCTGACACAGGCGGCACAACCGGCGGCTTAGCAGCACCATCAACGAAAGAAGATAACGCAGGGAATGTAAACGTTCCAGGCGGTAAGGCTTCAAAATCAATGAAGTCACAACCCGGCCATGGTGCCGAGAAAAAAGGCAAGCCAGAAGGTGCTGACAAAAGCGCAGGCTCACCTTTAAATGGTGCTCCTAAAAGAGCAAAATAAGGACTGATTGATGAAGGTACTAAGCGAACATCTGAATTTCGACCAGGCTAGAATTGTTGTTGAGTCTGCTAACGAAGGTAAAGATCTTTTTATGAAAGGTATTTGCATTCAAGGCGGAGTACGCAACGCAAATCAGCGTGTATATCCCGTTAATGAAATTGGCAGGGCTGTCACCACACTCAACGAACAAATTAGTGGTGGCTATTCAGTGTTAGGCGAAGTTGATCATCCTGACGGACTTAATATAAACTTAGACCGTGTAAGCCATATGATTACAGAAATGTGGATGGATGGACCAAACGGTTATGGTAAGTTAAAAATTCTACCAACTCCGATGGGACAACTAGTTAGAACAATGCTAGAAAGCAACGTTAAATTAGGTGTCTCATCTAGAGGGTCTGGTAATGTAAGCGAAAGTGGCGGTGGAGAAGTATCAGACTTTGAAATCATCACAGTAGACGTTGTGGCGCAACCTTCTGCGCCAGGCGCATATCCAACACCGATTTACGAACATCTTATGAATAGCCGAGGCGGTTATAGGGCGTTCCAAACATCAAGGGAAGTTCAAGGCGACGAAAAGGCACAGAAATACTTAAAAGAGAGTCTATTAGATATAATAGACAAACTCCGCTAACAAGGAGAGGATAGACAATGTTAGATGCACTAAAATCACTCTTTGAAAATTCAGCACTATCGGAAGAAGTGCGCTCAGAACTAGAAGAAGCATGGAACGCTAAAGTAAAAGAAAACCGTTTACAAGCGACAGCAGAACTACGTGAAGAATTTGCTAAAAAGTATGAACATGATAAAACAACAATGGTTGAAGCCATTGATGCTATGATGACAGAAAAACTTAGTGAAGAAATTGCAGAGTTTGCTGAAGATCGCAAGCAATTAGCAGAAGCAAAAGCAAAATTTGCTATTGCACAGCGTAAAAATGCTAATCTAATGAAATCATTTGTTAGTGAAACACTAGCAAAAGAAATCAAAGAACTACACTCAGATCAAAAAGCAATGGCTGACAAGTTTGTTGCCCTAGAAGAGTTTGTAGTAGAGTCACTTGCAAAAGAAATTGCAGAGTTTTACGAAGATAAAAAAGATCTTGCCGAAACAAAAGTACGTCTTGTACGTGAAGGCAAAGCTCACGTTAATAAAGTTAAAAAAGACTTTATTGAAAAAAGTGCAAAATTGGTATCGGAAACAGTTGCTAAAGGTCTTAAAAAAGAAATTTCAGCACTTAAAGAAGATATTGATGCAGCACGTGAAAATGATTTTGGTCGTAAGTTATTCGAAGCATTTGCTAACGAATATCAACACTCATATCTAAACGAAAAGAGTGAAACTTCAAAACTTCTAAAAGTTGTTGGTACAAAAGACAAACAACTTGCAGAAGCAAGAGAAGCAGCGGCTAAAGCAATTAAACTTGCAGAAGCACAAGCAAATCAAAACAAAATGATCACTGAAAGTGCTAAACGCAAAGACACAATTAACGATATGGTTGCGCCATTAAGCAAAGACCAGCGTGAAATTATGGTAGACTTACTGGAATCAGTTCAGACTGACAGACTACGTTCTGCGTTTGACAAATACCTACCGGCAGTTATCGACGGTAAAGGTCCAGCAAAGAAGAAGGCAGTATTAGCAGAAGGCAAAGAAGTAACAGGCAACAGAGAACAATCAAATGACATCAAAGCAGACGCAGACAACAATGTTGTTGACTTAAAGCGTTTAGCTGGATTATAAGAGGAGAAACCAATGTCAGAACTATTAGAAAGTCGCTGGCACGATACAAAAAGCGCACTTCTTGAAGGCCTATCAGGCAATAAGAAAGCAGTAATGGCTTCAACATTAGAAAATACACGTAAGTATTTGGCTGAAACCGCGACTGCAGGTGCTACATCTGCCGGTAACATCGCAACACTTAACCGTGTGATCCTTCCAGTGATCAGACGTGTTATGCCAACAGTTATTGCAAACGAACTAGTTGGTGTACAACCAATGACTGGTCCAGTTGGTCAAATTCACACACTACGTGTACGCTACAGCGACACAGTGGGCTCAGGCGCTTCAGGCGCAGTAGCTGGTGAAGAAGCACTATCACCATTCAAAATTGCTGAAGCATATTCAGGTGACGGTACAAACGCACCTGCGCCAACAGCATCTCTTGAAGGTGAAGCTGGCAACAGACTAAGCATTCAGATCTTGAAACAGACTGTAGAAGCAAAAACACGCAAACTAAGCGCACGTTGGACCTTCGAAGCTGCTCAAGACGCTCAGTCACAGCACGGTATTGACGTTGAAGCAGAAATTATGGCTGCTTTAGCTCAAGAAATTACAGCAGAGATCGACCAAGAAGTCTTGGCATCTTTGAAAACACTAGCAGGCACAGGTACAGACACATACAACCAAGCAGCAGTTTCAGGTACAGCTACATTCGTAGGTGACGAACACGCAGCATTGGCAGTGTTGGTAAACCGTGCAGCAAACAGAATTGCACAGAGAACACGTAGAGGCGCAGGTAACTGGGCTGTTGTTTCTCCAGCAATCCTAACTGTACTACAGTCAGCAACAACATCAGCGTTTGCACGTACAACAGAAGGCACATTTGAAGCACCAACTAACACAAAAATGGTTGGTACACTAAATGGCGCAATGAAAATTTACGTGAACACATACGCAGCAGATGATGACGTGCTAGTAGGTTATAAGGGTACTTCAGAGTCAGACGCAGCAGCGTTCTACTGCCCATACATCCCACTAATGTCTTCAGGTGTTGTACTTGATCCATCAACATTTGAACCAACCGTATCATTCATGACACGTTATGGTTATGTTGAGTTGTCAAACACTGCGTCATCACTTGGTAACGCAGCAGACTACTTAGAGACAGTTGAAGTTAACGCAAGTAACCTAAGCTTCTCATAAGTTTTAATTTTAAGATTTACAAAATAGGCCCTACGGGGCCTATTTTTATGATAACTACATTATGGACATAAGTGTAGAAAAAACCCCAAAACAAAAATTAAGTCAGTACGCAGTTGACACAGCAAGTAGTGTGAGCATTACACATTTACCTAAAACAGATTTATCACGTGTAAAAGATGCAGCAATAGAACTTAACGAACAATCAGGTAGTGCAAAAGCAGTTGCACACATTGCAGCACGTAATTTACAAAGTGAAAGTGAACTACATAAAAACTGTATTGCAATGCGCAAAGCAGGTGTAGATAAAGTGTTGCTTATAGGTGGTAGCACATACCAAGGTAAAGTATATCAAACTTTTTATGAAGTACGAAATGCTATCGAAGACTATGGATTTAAAATGTATTGCGGAGTATATCCGCAAAGCGAAACATATGCTAATATGGCTTTTACAAAATATATGCATTTTGCAGGAGGAATAAGTCAATTGTGTTTTAATCCAAGATTATTAAATACTTGGGAAAAGAAAACAAGATTTGGTGTTGCAACAAATTGCACACTGAATGGATTATGGAAATATGCAAAATTATGCGGACTTACTGATAGTGTTTCTTACGCTGTAGGAAACATACGTGGTTTGACTTATGTTAACACAAAAGGATTTAACACAGTTAAATTTGTAAAAGATTTAAGAGACAATCCTATTCATCTTTACAACTTTGGTAAGTTAGATCAAACACTATTGCAATTGGAGATGATGTAATGATAGTAACAGGACAAGTTTATAAATTTATAGGAATTCACGGATTGATACGTCCTGACGAATGGGGACAAAACAGAACTGATGTTTTATTTAAAAAGAAAGAACATAAACTTGTAATAGGTGATAGAGTACAATACGAAGCTATAGATCACAATGGAAGAAAACACGCAGAAAATTTAAAAAAAGTTGAATAAAGAGGTTGATTTTTATTTTGTATATGCTATATTAAGTACATAACAAAGACGACGGTCCGAGTTAGATAGTGCAAGGAAACGATGCTTACCCAGGCATTAACTTGACTCACACGCTGTGGTGGCGCTGTAAGACTTTGGAGACAAAGCATTGCAGTAAAAGTAGAACTAACCATTCTATTGTGAGGTTCCGTGCTGTTTTGAGCCTGATGGGGCATAGTGCGGTTGTTGGTAATCAGTAGTCCAGCCTATCAATAATATAGAGAAAGGTCTGCAACATAATTGCAGGCCTTTTTTTACGACATTATAACCCATTTTAATTAAAAGGATAAATACTTATGTCATAGAGAGAACCTCTAGATGAGGACTTATGCGGACCCACCGCGTAGACCTAGAACGTCAACATAAGGAGAAAAACAATGGGACGTCCACTTAACAAAAGGTACTTTGGTGCTACTGAAGGTTCAGTTGGTACTGAAGGAAATAATCTTACAGTAATGTGTAAAATTGGCGCTAACGCAGCAGTTGGCAACGGTGTGATTTTATCACAAAGATCAGAAACAAAATTTAATTGCCACGATGATCCAGATGGAACATCAGGTAACACAGGTGTATGCACACTTGTAGATAAAGCAATTGGTGCTTTAGGTGCTGATGAAATGATTCTTCAAGGCTTTGTTTCAGGTGCTAGTGCAGTTAACATCAGAAAAGTACATAACCGTACAATGATTGATTTTAATAACAATAGATATACATGGACTGTAGACGACGATTCATCAGCAAACGTATTAGTATTAACAGCCATCTAAGGAGCGGCTGAATGGAACGCATCAATCGCATAGGCGCTGACAAGTATACCATAGAAGTAAATGATTCAGGCGAAATTTTACTTAAAACTGGTTCTGGCGGTAAGGTTAAAGTTACCGGCGATCTAGAAGTTTTAGGTGCTACAACCACTGTTGAATCAACAGAAGTAGCAATTGCTGATAAAACATTTACATTGAATAAAAATGATGCAGGTGGTGATGGCGGAATCACAGACTTAGGTGATGGCTATGACAGACAGGCAGGTATAATTGTTTATCGCGGCAGTGATAGATTTGATGCAAGAATATTTTACGATGAAGAATTAGACACTATTCGTGCAGGTGCTAGACAAACTTCTACAGAAGGTGCTTTTGTTTTCAAGACAGGCAGCGGAGAATATTCAGGTATACACACAAGTAGTATTATTACAGAAGACAATCAGGATTTGTACTTAATTGGTCACGGAACTGGTGTTGTTTCTGTATTTGATAGTACTGATTATCAGAGACAAGTTTGGTTGTATAATGGAGCAACCACAGACATTAACTTTCTTGCTGGACCTATAAATTCAGGCAAAGCAGATACGTTGATAAATGCTCAAGGTGTAGTTGAATATGTTGATAGTTATCATGATAACTTCTTTCAATATAAGATTGAAAAAGATACAGTAACAGTAGATAATCCTAGCGGAACACCTAGTAGAGTAGAAATTTTTGATGCAGACATTGATGGCGGAACTAGTAGAGTAGAAATTGCTGTTGATGAAAGTTTATTTTCTACATTTTATGATACTAGAGTTGAGTTTGGCACACTGAGATTTTTACAAGACCCAGCCGATGTTGGTGTTATTACATCAAACAGTATTGACACTAACATTAGATTAAGAGGAAACGGCTTAGGACAAGTTCAAATTGATGGCTGGCAGAACTTTATGCTAGAATCAGATCCAGCTGATCCTCCTGCAGAAGGTGTAACAATTTATAGTAAAACATTAGGAGACGGGGGTACTGGATTGTTTTTCAAAAACCAAGATGGTACAACTGACGAATTCGTAAGCAGGAATAAAGCCCTGCTGTATAGTATAATTTTTTAAGGAATTGAGATGGCAATAGTAAATGCAAATGTACTAACAACAGATACAACACTAGTCACTGTTCCTGCTGAAAAAAAGTATGCACTAACTACTTTGATTATTTGTAACAACGGAGTAAACGACGGAACTGGCACAAATGATACAAGTGTAGATGTTCACGTAATTCCAGATGGTCAATCGAAATCAGATGCAAATCGTATTTTAAACGACTTACCAATTGATAGTGCTGATACATTTACATTTTCAGCAGAACGATTGATTTTAGAAGAAGGTGACAGAGTTGTATGTGTAGGTGCTTCACCTACTGTATTATCAGCTACATTAAGTTTTTTGGAAGTATAAATGAGTTTTATTAAGAGACAGTCAATACATAGCAGAAAGGTTGGAGATAATACTTTTATCTTAACAGCTGACGGCAATATGGAGATGAACCTCGATGAAGGAAAGTCATTTTCCATAGATGCAAACGTAATTGTTACAGGCGATCAATCAGGACCTAAAACACGAAATGTGTATTATGTCACTGAAGATGGCAATGACAGCAATGACGGTTTAAGCAGTGATAAAAATGGAGCCTTTGCTAGTATTAAACGTGCAGCAGAAGTAGCACCTGAAGGTTCTACAATCATTGTTGCACCAGGTGATTATTATGAAAATAACCCTATTACACTAAGAGATTTTGTGACTGTCTCTGGACAAGGTGAATTACGTAACACAAGAGTATTTCCAAAAAATAACACAGACGATTTGTTCTTTATGGGTAATGGTTGTTACCTATTCCAAATGACATTTAGAGGACTACGCTATCCAGGTTGGTGTGCAAGAATACGTCCAGGCGCACTTGTAACAACATCACCTTATGTACAAAACTGTACTAACATGAATGGACCTTGGTTGAACGATGGTACAGAATTTATTCCTTTTGAAACTGTTCAAATTCCAGGAATTGAACCAAGTGCAAGACCTTTACAAGTTGAAGATTATCCAACACTTCCTGTAGAAAAACAAGTGAATCCAACAGGCGGCGGCGGAGGTATACTTGTTGATGGTGACGAATACGATCCGGCATCACTTGTTTTCAGTTTCGTTGCAGATGCGTTTACACAAATTTCGCAAGGTGGTATTGGCTTCCACATTACAAACTTTGGTTATACACAGATTGTTAGTTGCTTCTCGGTTTTCTGTTCAACAGGATTCTTAACTACCAAAGGTGGCTATCTATCAATTTCAAACTCAGTTAGTGACTTTGGTTTAGAAGGTGTTGTTGCAGATGGATTTTATCCAATTGCTTATACAACTGCTGTTCCTGCACAAGATTATTTTTCAAGTGTTGCCAGTGTTACAATGGATTTTGCAGGATTAGGATACACAGGAACACCTACAGTTACATTTGATCCTCCATTAGGCACAGGCGGCGTAACTGCTACAGGTACAGCACAAGTTGACCTTACAACAGGAACTGTTTCTGCTGTAAGTATTACCAATCCAGGAAATGGATATACAACAATTCCTCAAGTAAGATTTACTGGCGGTGGCGCTAGTGTTGATGCAACAGCAGATGTAAATCTTAGAACAAACGGAACATTATTACTTGATAGTTTAAGAGAAAAACCTGCAACAGGTAGTATTATTAAATTTGAAGATGATCCTCAATATTATTACGTTACAGGCACAGATGTAACAGTAAATCCTTTTACATACAATGTTGAAACTTGTAAGAGAGATGTAAGAAGAATTATTGATGCTGTAACTAGTGATATTGTTTTTGGCACTTACTATCAAAGTACAGCAGCAGCAACAAGTTATTTAAGAAGCACAAGTGCTAAAGTTATTATTGATCAGTTAGCACCTACTGTTTATGGTATTGAAGCAGCAAGAGATGAATTAAAAGCTCTAACTTCAAACTTAGCACTTAAAGAAGAAATAGACCAAAGATTTGCAGTTATAACAGAAACACTTAATGCAGGTGATAGTAGTGTAACTGAATATTTAGGCAGTGACTTTGCAGCAAGTTTAAATGATTTATCAATCATTGATGATGAAGTTATTGAAGCAAAAGATAATATTTTAGCAAACAGAGATTTTATCATTGAAGAAATCACTGCATACATAAATGATCAATTCACAGAACTAAGTTATAATCAAGCTGTGTATGAATCAGAGCTAAGACAACTGTTTACAGAAATGTCTTATTACATACCTACTGGTAGTACTCATAACATTGTAAGACAAGCACAAGAGTTTACATTTAGAACACGTTTCAAAGCAATGTTTATGTCTAGCTTTGATTATATGCAGCAACAGTTTTTAGCATTGACAGAAGTTGCAGATAGTACAGTAGCAACTAATGCTGTAATAGAAACATTCAATACATTGAAAAATGTTGTTGATGACGGTGATAGCTCAGGTATTGTATCAATATTCCCTGCAAGCACAGGGTCAACACAAAACGGTATAGATGCAAAGGATCATTTACAAGCAAATAAAACTTACTTGCTTGCAGAATGGGTAGCATATCTTAACAGTATTAACACAACAATTACATATGATCAAGCAGAATGGGAAGGTTATGTAAGTGACTTTATTGATGCATTATCATATGATATTATGTATGGCGGCAATTCTGCAACTGTTCAAGAAACAACTTTCTTCTTCAACAAAGTTACCTGGTCAAGTTTTACAACTGCTGAGATAACAAGCATAGAAGATACATTTGCAAGATTAAGATTTGTTATACAAAGAGTTATTAGAGGATTAACTGTTACTGCATCAACAGGTAACGTTGAATCGCAAGATTTTTCAAGCGGCAATGCAACTCAAGTTGAAGCAAGCAGAATTGATGGTTTAATTCAAAATGTAGAATTAATTATTAATGAACAGGCATTAACAAATCTTTCTTCAAAAATTTACCCAATTATTGATGATGAGCCAACTGAGCAAGTAGATGCTTCAAATGACATCCAAGGACAAATTGATAATATTATCACTGATACTATTGCATATAACTTGTTGAACAATCCTACACTTACATACAATGTTGAAAAATGTAAACGTGACGTAGGATATTTGATTGATGCAGTTTATAGAGATGCTCAACTAGGTACAAACCATCATAGCATAACAGCAGGCTTGGCTTACAGTAGAGCAAATGTTGCATACTTGAATTCAGAACAAAAGCCTGCAACTTTGATTGCATTAAGATATGCAAAAACAGAAGCAGTTGAAGCAGCAAGTACAAATGCAGCATTCCAAACAACTGTTGGTAATTTGTTTGATGATATTTTTAATATTATTGAATATGATCAATTACCAAGTGAAGGAAACCTATATCCAGAACCAGGGCCAGCAAGTAATGCATTAATTAATGCCCACGACCAATTAGTAGCCAACAGAGCCTTTTTAGCAGCAGACGTTGTTGCATATATCAATGCTAACAACTTTACATATGACCAAGCCAAATGTGAAAGAGATACAGGACTTATCATTGACGGTGCAGGTTATGATGCATTGTTAGGAACAAACTATAATGCAGTAACAAATGGATTAGCATACCAACGTGCAAACAGTGCAAAAGTTATTTCGGATCAGTTAACTGAAACTATTGCTGCACTAAATTATGCAAAAGGTGAAGCAAGCACAGCTACAGCAAGTGATACAGCAACACAAACAGCAGTTGAAGCAAACTTTGACGAAGTAATTGATATTTTACAGAACGGTGTTGTTAGTACAGACACAGCAGCTGATCCATTAACATTCACTAACCCAACTAGTGCAACAGCAGCACAAATTGCAGCAAAAGATCAATTGATAGCAAACAGAGATTTCTTAGCAGCAGAAGCAGTATCTTACATTCAAAACAACTATCAAGACTTTACTTACAATAGATCTAAATGTGAGCGCGATACTGGATTAATTATGGATGCAGTGGCACTAGACATTGCTTTAGGAACAAACTACAACAGTGTTACAGCAGGACTTGCTTACCAAAGAGCAAGTAATGCATACTTACAAGATAATCAAAATATACAAACTTTAGCAGCATTAAATGAATTAAAAGATCAATTGATAACGTTAGGGCTTACAGATGTAGTTGAGCCTCTGTCAAATGCTGCAATTGATGAAATAATTGATATTTTTACAAATGGAGTTATCAGCACAGATACAGCAGCAGATGCTCTAGTATTTCCTACACCAGGAACATTACCTACTACAAACGCAGTAGAAGCAAAAGATCAATTAATTGCAAACAAAAATTTCATTATTGCAGAAATTAATGCTTGGATTGCAGTAAACTTTCCTTCATTAGTTTATGATACATTGAAATGCGAAAGAGATGTTGGATACATTATTGATGCGGTATGTCACGATATTTTATACGGTGGCAACAGTGCAACTATAACAGTAGCAAATAGTTACTTTGTTGACGGTGTAAGTCAATTAGGATCACCAAGTGAAGAAGCAGCAACACACGCTGCATATGGAAGACTAAAAGATATAATTGGCGACATTGTTATGGAATTGCCAATTGTTAAAAGCACAGGAAACACTGCATTCCAAGATACAACTGGTACTCCTGCAAGTTCAACAGAATCAGATGATGCCGAAGGTTTAGTAGATATTATTGAAACTGTAATACGTGAAGGCAACCTTGATAGCGTACCAGCAACACAACTGCCAAATATTACTTGGGCAAGCGATGAATTACAACAAGGCTACAATACTATCAAAGCAAACAAAGATCTTGTAGCAGAAAACATTGTAATCTTTATTGCTAATAACTTCCAATCATTTGACTACGACGAAGCTAAATGTCGTAGAGATGTAGGAATCATGGTAGAAGCAGTTGCTTATGACGGTGCTATTGGTACAAACTATAATAGTGTAACTGCAGGACTTGCATATCAAAGAGCTAACAGTGGATATGTTCTAAGCGATCAAAATTTACAAACTATTAAGGCGATCGAGTATTTAAGAGATTATATTGATACTGAATATTTTAGACTGTCTAGTTTGTTTAGAACAAGAGTAAAAGCAGGTTTTAACGAGATTATTGATATCATTGAGAACGGCACAGTAAGCACCGATGATGCAGCCGATGCAATAGTATATCCAGATAGTGGTATTAATGCAAACTATCCAATCGGTGTAACTCAACTACAAAACAACAGAGAATTCTTAGCAGCTGAAACCACAGCATATGTGACAAATAACTTCCCATCATTGGTTTTTGATTCGGATAAGTGTGCAAGAGATGTTAAGTATATTGTAGATGCTATTAGTTACGATATTATGTACACAGGTAACTTGGCAACAAAACAAGCCGCAGAAAGTTACTATGTAGGTACTACAAGTCAGTTAGGTGCAGGACAAAAAGCTGCAACTGTTGCAGCATACCAAGAACTTGCAAATCTACTATCTGACGTTGTACAAGACATACCACACGGTACATTAGAACAAGCAACAGTAACTCAAGATATTACTGGCGGCGATGCTGGTCCAGTTGTAGCAGGCATTGCAGATAACTTGATTCAGTATGTTGAAGATGTAATTAACTCAGAAAGTATTTCGGTACTACCAGCAGACAATGATACAGATCTTAGCTGGACAAGTGTACAATTACAAGAAGATTTTACTTTGTTAACTACTCAAACAGAAGAACTACAAAATCTTGTAATAGATTACATTAACTTTAGATTTACAAGAACATTTGAATTCAACGCAACAAAATGTAACAGAGATACAAAGTATATTGTGGATGCACTAACATACGATATACTATATGGTGGCAATGCTGCAACCTACTCTGCTGCACAAAGTTACTATGTTGGTACAGCAAGTCAGGTAAGTGGACAACAAACTGAGACAGCTAATGCACTTGCTTGGGTGAAAACCTTGTTAGGTAGTGTTTTACTTGATACTGTGTACTCTGATCCAGAACAAACAGTTGAAACACAAGACACAACTGCTGGTGCAGCAAGTGCTACAGAAGTAACAAGAGCAGAAACATTGTTGCAAATCATCCAAGATGTTATCGAAAATGGCACAGATAACTTGCCAAGCACTGTAACTTATCCAGACACAACTTGGGCAAGTGCAGGTGCTCAAACTGCAATTGATAATTTACAATCACAGAAACAAACAATCGTCGATGGTACAATTAACTTACTAGAAACAACTTATAATGCGTTTAACTATAACGAAGCAAAATGCTTAGAAGACACTGGTCAAATCATTGATGCTGTGGTATATGACTTGTTATACACAGGTAACATTGCTACCTTGATTGCAACTAGAGCATACTTCTTAGGAACAGCCAATTATCTACCAGATGAGCAAAAAGATCAAACTGTGGCAGCGTATGCACACTTGCAAGACATTGCAGTGAAGTGTGTCGAAGGTATTGCTGTAACACCACAAGTTGGTAACAGTGAATCACAAGTACTAAGCGGAAGCTATGGCACTAGCGTAGAAAGTACAACAGCAAATGATTTGATTGAAATTGTAAAAAGTGCAGTTGATAATCAAACACTTGTAGGAACTCCAAGCGAAGTTGAACATGATTACAGTTGGTTGCCTTCTACAATTAGAACAGCAGGTGCAGCATTATTATCAGAAAAAGCAAATATTCAAAACGATACTATTACATATATCAACAATACAATACTTGGATTTGATTACAACATAGACAAGTGTGCGAGAGACACTGGATATATTATTGATGCAGTAGTGTATGATGTTATGTATGGTGGTAATAAGCAATCACGTAGAGCAGGTGAAGCATACTATAGTGGTGCTATATTGAACAATTTGACAAACACCGACTATGCAAACCAAAGTGATATCACTGCTTACACATATTTCTATCTTGGTACAATTATGAAAAAGGTTGCAGCAAATGATCCTGTTACCAAAAGTTATAATAACCTAACCAACCAAACGTTCTTGACAAACAACGATGCAAGTTCAACTGTAGGTGATAATGTTAAATTGCTTGTAGATAGAATCGGACTAGCAGTTCTTGAAAACAGCACTGAAGGTTGGCACGAAGTACCACACAATCACGAATTAGGTAGTGCTGTATATCATAGTGAAAGAAATGCATTGTTGAGACAACAAGAAACTGTTGTAACTAATGCTATTGATGCATTGAATGCTGAATTTGGTGGATCTGCTGAAATTACTGTGTTCCCAGGACTAACAAGTGTTACACAAGATAAGAAAGCAGCACTGTACAATGTTAGTACAATTTCAACATCAGGACACGCATTTGAATATGTTGGTGCAGGCGTAACATACAACGCACTTCCGTTCTTTGGAGGTACAGCAGATGCAACAAAAGAAATCATTGAACGTAATCAAGGTAAAGTGTTTGCCGGTGGTACTGTTGACCAAATTGGTAACTTTAGAGTTGGTAACTTCTTTGGTGTTAACGCTCTAACAGGTGCAATTACATTAAACGCTAACGAAATTGACTTATCAGGTTTAACCAGTGTTGGTCCGTTTATTAGAGACGGTATTCCTGTTGGTGTTGAACTGAAAGAGGTAAGTGATAGTGCAAACTTGATATCTAGTATTGGTACTCAAGACTTTAACACTGTACCTACACAGAAAGCGGTTGCAACATATGTTGAAAACAGATACTTAAACAAACTTACAGGCGGCACTGTAAACGGTAGCACAACGTTTGATATTGACGTGACAGTTGATGGTACACTGATACTTACAAACAATGACTTAGAAGTACAGTATGGTGGTACAGGTGTAAGCACATTTACTGAAGATGGTATCTTATATGGTGATACTTCTAATCCAGTGAAAGTAACTGACGCAGCAGGCACAAGTGATGCAAGCAACAGTTTCCAAGTATTGACAGTAACAAGTGGTAGTGATACAACTCCAGTTTGGACTGATACACTCGACGGTGGTAGCTTCTAATAAAGCTGCCACTTTTACTCCTATGATAAATAACATTACAGCGATTTCTATCGTGTAGTTAGGGCGTCTATATAGACTTGACCCGTACCTAAATAGGAGGCAGCCTTAATGGCAACAAGAATTAAACATAAACGTAGTGCGGTTGCGGGTAAGCAACCAATAGTTTCTCAATTAGAATCAGGTGAATTAGCAATTAACACAGCAGATGGTAAAGTATTTCTGCTACGTGATGATAACACAGTTCAAGATATTACAAAACGTATTTTTGTTAATGATACAGAAATTGATATTGATGATTTCAGTGATAGCGCAAGTGCTGAAATTAATTTTAGAATCAATGGTCAGCCAAGTGCAAACGTAACTGCTGCTGGATGGAACTACACAGCAGACATTGATATTGAAAATGCTAATACCTTAACTTTCAAAGAACTTACAGCTTCAGGTGATGACGGTGTTGGACTAAAGGCACCAAATACACTAGACTCAGGATACACAATGACATTGCCTCCGTCAGTTGGTACAGTGGGTCAGCTTTTGAAAACAGATGGTTTTGGTAACTTAGAATTTACTGATGCTGACGTGTTTGGTGGTAACGTTGTTTACGTTAGTGCTGAACAAGGTGATGACGCTAACGATGGACAAAGTGCTCCGGTTAAAACTGTTAAGAGAGCCTGTCAGATTGCTTCAAGTTTGGTTTATAACAGTGATGGTACAATTAACTTTAAACGTGTTAACATCAAAGTTGCGGTTGGTGACTACACAGAAGACAACCCAGTTATTGTTCCAGACAACACAGTTATCAAAGGTGACGGTTTGCGTGGTTGTATTATCCGTCCTGCAAATGCTAACTTGGATATGCTACGTGTTCGTAACGCTTGTTACTTTGGTGAATTTACATTCCGTGATGGCGTAGACGACAACTTTGTTCCAACTATTACTGCTGACTATGCTGTGGCGTTTGATGATCCGTTTGATCCTAATATTACAGACAGAGACGATTACACTAACTTACCAAACACTAGACCAACTATTGTTACTTCACCATATGTTCAGAACGCTTCGATTATTTCGTTCTTAGGTATGAACGGTGCTAAGATCGACGGTTCAAAAGTTGAATCTCCCAACGTTCCGACATATGGTATTGAGGCTGAGAATCCAGTTGTTGGTGCTATACCTGAACAAGGTAAATCAATGGTTGCTAACGCATTTACTATTCTATCATTTGG